TATGGCAATTTCATCAAGACAAGGGTTAATCGATTACTGCCTTCGCAGACTCGGATTTCCGGTAATTGAAATCAACGTTGATGACGATCAGATTGAAGATCGTATCGATGATGCATTGCAGTATTTCCAAGAGTTTCATTTTGATGGCGTTGAGAGAGTGTATCTTCAACACCAGGTTACGGGCGCAACGCTTAAATTTTCTGGTCTATCAGCTCCATCATTTGAAGTAGGTGAGTTATTGATTGGTGCAACTTCTGGTGCAAGCTGCTACGTTGTTTCTATCAACGGCACAAATTTAATTGTAAGTAAAGTATCTGGAACATTTACAGCCAGTGAAATAGTTACAGGTGAAACTTCTGGCTTTAGTAGAACATTAGCACCAACAGCTTTTTATACTCCAGGTGATATTGAGAATGGATATGTATCTATTCCTGATGCCGTTATTGGCGTTATCAGAGTATTGCCAGTAAATGGTCCAAGCTCTGGTATGAATAACGCAAACAATATGTTTGATATTATGTATCAATTCCGTATGAACGATATGTATAATCTATTGTCGGCCGACATGATTTATTTCACTCAAATGAAACAATACTTGTCGATGTTAGACATGCTTCTGGTAGGCGATAGATCATTTGCATATAATCGTAAGACAGACAAGCTAGAAATTCATTGTAAATGGACCGATGTATTTGAACCTGGCGATTTCATTATTGTTGAATGCTACCGCATTGTCGATCCAAATACATACACTCAGGTCTATGATGATAGATTCCTGAAAGAATATGCTACCGCTTTAATTAAAAAGCAGTGGGGAATCAATATGAAAAAATTTGGTGGTATGCAATTACCAGGTGGCATCGTCATGAACGGTCAGCAAGTCTACGATGAAGCAGTTGAAGAACTTCGGATGATACAACAAGATATGCAACTTAGCTCGGAACTTCCCGTCGATTTCATGGTGGGATAAGATATGCCTACCAACTTCTACTTTCAATCAGGTAATACATCTGGCACAACAAACGAACAGCGTTTGTTGGAGGACCTGGTTATCGAAAGCATGAAGATTTATGGGCATGATGTTTACTATCTACCTAGAACCATAGCAAACCAAGATTCAATTCTATTTGAAGATGCGTTATCATATTTCACCCAAGCATATCCATTGGAAATGTATCTTGAAAACACAGAGGGCTTCGAAGGTCAAGGTGAACTACTAACAAAGTTCGGCTTTGAGTTTAGATCGACCGCAACGTTTGTTGTCGCTAGACGCCGTTGGGAAGAATCTGTTGGTAGAAATGCAGAAAATTTACAGTTACCAGAGCGTCCATCTGAAGGTGATCTGTTGTTCTTTCCTAAAACAAAGACGTTCTTTCAAATCAACTATGTGGACTTTTTAAATCCTTTCTACCAGTTGGGAAAGATTTACACATATAGAATGTCATGCCAAGTATTTGAATTTAGTTCTGAAACTATCGATACTGGTCTTGAAGAAATTGATAGCATTACTGATGGCTTAACTCAAGACATTTTTGATTGGCAACTTATCATGGAGTCTGGTGATTTTGTTCTATCGAATACCGGCGACTCAATTATCTTACAAGAAAGCGGTACAACAAACGTCGATTCTTTAGATCAGACTAATGAGTTTGAAAACGAAGCGGGTGAGTTCTTAGATTTCACAGCATTCAATCCATTCGGTGAAGTTCAAGTAAGGACAGCGGCATAATGTTTTTAAAGCAGCATTTTTATCATCAACATATTCGTAAAGCTATCATTGCTTTTGGAACGATATTCAATCAACTAACCGTAGAGCGTAAAAACTCTGCGGGCGAAGTGGCTCAGTCCATTCGAGTGCCTCTGGCATACGGACCTAAAGATAAGTTTCTAGCAAGAGTTGCTGCGGTACCTGGAAATGATCCTGCGTCTGTTGCAATCACATTACCTAGAATTGGGTTCGAGATTACAGGCCTTCAATATAATCCACAACAGAAACTGAATATTCTTACCAAGAATATAGCAGTGGGTGTGGGTGACGATGCAGATAAAGTAAGAGTGCAGTATACTAGCACCCCATATACTTTATCGATATCTCTTTTTATTGTGACTAAAAATCAAGATGATGGTCTTCAAATTATCGAACAGATTTTACCGTTCTTCAATCCAGATTTTTGTGTGTCCATAACTGATATTCCAGAAATGGGAATCAAAAGAGACTTACAAATTATATTAGAGAATGTTTCATACGAAGATAATTACGAAGGTGAGTTTACACAAAGACAATCTATTGTGTGGAATCTAACCTTCAATCTTGGTATAAACTTCTACGGTCCAGTTGATATGCAGGGTTATATTAAAACTGCAATTGCCAATACATATGCGGCCATTAATCCGAGCGCAGACACACAAGAAAAAATTAAGTATCAAGTAACCTATACGCCTAATGATGCATCCTATCTAGATGATTGGAATTATGTGGAGCAATTTGATGAAGCCTACGAATAATCAATACGATAAATTAGATGCCATTTTTGGCACACATATGGATGAAGTTCTGAGTTTGAAAGAAGAAAAACTACCAGTAGTGGTTGAAGAACCATTGCTGCCAGAAATCATATCTGCGGGTGATGATATTGAAGATGACTATCTGGCCGCAAGAAAAAAACTAAACGATTTGATTGGTACCAGCCAGCAGGCTCTTGATGGTATGTTGAATGTTGCTCTAGCTAGTGATAGTCCTCGCGCATATGAAGTGGTGGGTCAGTTGATAAAGACCACGGGTGATGCAGCCAAAGACCTTCTTGATTTGCAAGCAAAGAAAAAGAAGTTGCGAGAAGAAGAACCAAAGAAACAGAATATTGATACACAAAACAATATCATCTTTTCTGGTTCCACATCTGATTTACTTAAAGCATTGAAGGCCGAGAAAGCTAAAGTAATAGATCATGAGTGAGGAATCCTCGTACCACGGTAATATTAACTTAAAGCCGATTGGTCATAAGCATAACTTTACATTTGAGCAACTGGCAGAGATTGAAAAATGCCAGGAAGATCCTATTTACTTCATTGAAAATTATTGTATGATTGTTACTCTGGATTATGGTCTACAGTTGTTCAAGTTGTATGATTGCCAGAAAGAAAAAGTAAAACATATTCTAGATAATCGTAAAGCGATTCTTATGGAAGGTCGCCAGCAGGGTAAAACTATTACTTCGGCTGCTTGCATTCTTTGGTATACTCTCTTTCAAGATTCTAAAACAGTTGCTATCATGGCAAACAAGACAGCCGCTGCTCGTGAAGTTATGGCTCGTTATCAAGGTATGTATGAACACTTGCCTCTATGGATGCAACAGGGCGTCAAGACATGGAACAAGGGTGACGTAGAGCTAGAAAACGGCTCTAAGATTTTCACCGCTGCTACAACTGCATCTGGTATTCGTGGTAAGTCTGTTAACTGGCTATACATCGATGAAGCCGCGATCATTCCAAACACCGTCGCAGAACAATTCTTTGCTTCTGTTTATCCTACTATTTCGGCGGGTCAAACAACAAAGATTCTTCTGACATCAACTCCACTCGGTTACAATCACTTCTGGAAATTCTGGAACGAGGCTGAAAAAGGAAACAACGGCTTTGTGCCTATGTTTATTCCTTACCACAGAATTCCTGGTAGAGATGAAGCCTGGGCAGAAGAGCAACTACGCTTGCTTGGAGAACTAAAGTTTAACCAAGAAGTTCTTTGTGAGTTTCTTGGTTCGAGTAACACTCTCGTTTCAGCCAAGACTTTGGGTGCAATGAGTTCGATTGATCCTATTCACGCAAAAGATGGACTGGATATTTTTGAAGAACCTATCGATGGCCATATCTACGCAATGGGTGTAGATACGGCGCGAGGTGTAGGCGGAGACTATTCTGCCTTCACAGTTTTGGATGTTACAGAAGCGCCATACAAATTGGTGGCCAAGTATCGTGATAATAAAATTGCTCCGATGTTGTTTCCTAATATCGTAGCTAAAGTAGGTACCGACTACAACAAGGCATATATTCTTGTTGAAATCAATGATATCGGTCAACAAGTGGCTGATATTCTACACATGGAGTTAGAGTATGATAATATTCTGACTACTGTAAAGACCGCTTTAAAGCAATATCTATCACCTGGGTTTGGTACAAAAACACAACGCGGTGTTAGAATGACGAAACAAGTAAAGAGACAGGGCTGTTTTGCCTTGAAGTCTCTACTTGAAGAACAAAAATTATTAGTATTTGATGCCGAAACTATTTCTGAGTTCTCTACTTTCATCGAAAAGCAGGGAAGTTGGATGGCAGATGAAGGTTACTTTGATGATCTTGTAATGAGTCTGGTTCTATTAGCTTGGATGACAAGTAATCCATACTTCAAAGATATGACAAATGTTGATATCAGAGAAAGAATGTATAAGGACCAGATGGATCAAATTGAAGAGGACATGACTCCGTTTGGAGCAATAAATAATGGATTTCAAGAAGACTATTTCGTATCAAATGGTGATCTTTGGAAAGTATCTGATGAGGATGAGCCTCGACGAGAAGGTTGGCTACTGTAACTTTTACATTTTTATAAATAAAAACATAAAACATAAAACGACAAGTTAATATTGTCAAGTTTACAACGAGGAGAAGAATATGGCTTTTCAATTATCGCCAGGTGTCCTAGTAGCAGAAAAGGATCTAACAAACGTTATTCCAGCCGTATCGACTTCGGCAGGCGCGTTTGCTGGTTACTTCAACTGGGGTCCTGTAGAAGAAATTTTTACCGTAAGTTCAGAAAATGAACTTCGCAAGTATTTTGGTCTACCGCTAAACCCTACCGACTGGTTCACTGCCGCCAACTTCCTGGCATATGGCAACAACCTTCAGCTTGTTCGCGCTGTAGGCTCAGCCGCAGAGAATGCTACATCTGAAGGTAGCGGTGTTTACATTCCTAATCGAGACGCTTATGAAGCCACTTATGCAAACGGTGGCACCCCGAATGGTGATGTAGCTGCTAAATACCCTGGTCTTTATGGCAATAGCCTTGAAGTTCAATATGCCGACGCAACTTCGTTCACTGGCTGGGAATATGCTTCATTCTTTGATGGTGCCCCTGGCACAAGTGCCCAGGCCACCGCGGCTGGTTGTTCGAATGACGAACTACACATTGTAGTTGTCGATACACTTGGTCGTTTTTCTGGCGCAGCAAATACAGTAGTTGAAAGATTTGCATTTGCTTCTAAGCAGGTTGGTAACAAACTGGCTGACGGTACAAACAACTACTATAAGGAAGTTCTAAACCAACAATCACAATATATCTGGTGGATGAATCACCCATCAGGTAGAAACTGGGGTGCGCTTTCTGGAACTGCATTCGATGGTACAGAACAAGATGGTCAAGCCGCCGGCCAAGACGCACTAGTTTTGGATTTAAATGGTGGTAATCTTGCTACGCCGTCAACTGGCGATCTACAAGACGCTTACAGCCTGTTTGGAAACAAAGAAATTGTTGATATTTCACTTGTCCTAACCGGTGGCCACGCAGCCGCAGTAGTAAATCACGTTATCGACAACGTAGCGTTAGCTCGTTTAGATTGCGTTGTATTCCTATCACCACCTCTTGCCGCTGTATACAACAATGCTGGCAGTGAAGCTGCGGATGTAGTTGAATATCGTCAAACCGATATTAACCGTAACACTTCATACGCCGTTATGGATTCTGGCTGGAAGCGCCAGTATGACCGCTACAACGACCAATACATCAATGTTCCTTTGAACGCTGATACTGCTGGTCTTTGTGCCCGCACAGATCAGACAAACGATGCCTGGTGGTCACCTGCTGGCTTCAATCGCGGCCAGCTCAAGAATATTGTTAAGCTGGTTTGGTCACCAGATCAAACAGAACGCGACACACTTTACAAGAATGGTGTTAACCCAGTAGCTACCTTCCCAGGTGAAGGCACTCTACTTTACGGTGATAAGACTCTTCTTGCTAAGCCAAGCGCATTCGACCGTATCAATGTTCGCCGTCTATTCATTGTTCTTGAAAAGGCTATCGCAACTGCGGCCAAGTATCAACTCTTTGAGTTCAACGATGTCTTTAGTCGCGCACAGTTCCGTTCGATGGTTGAACCATTCCTACGTGACGTTCGAGGCCGTCGTGGTATCTTTGACTTCCGCGTTGTTTGTGACGAAACAAATAACACAGGTGAAGTTATCGACCGCAACGAATTTGTTGCTGATATCTACATCAAGCCAGCACGTTCGATTAACTTCATCTATCTGAACTTTGTTGCGGTTCGTACCTCAGTATCGTTCACAGAAGTTGGCGCCTAATAACCCGACTAAATAGAAATAGGAGATTTATAAATGGATATTTCAAAATTTAAAGGGTTACTAGGGGCTGGCGGTGCTAGACCAAACCAGTTCCGTGTTATTCTAACATTCCCAGGCTACGTTTCTTCGGTGCCGGATACAGAATACTCGTTACTAGTTACTGGTGCAGCACTTCCTGCGTCAACAGTAAACCCAACAATCATTCAATACCGCGGCCGCGAAGTTAAGTTGGCAGGTGAGCGTATCTTTGATCCGTTCACAATCACAGTTGTCAACGACACTGCGATGTCACTTCGTCGTCCATTCGAAGAATGGATGAATGGTATGAATGATTTAGAAGCCAACACTGGTATTCTAAATCCAATTGACTATCAAGTTGATATGTCAGTAGAACATCTAGATCGTAATGACGATCCACTTATGACTTATGTTCTTTATAATGCTTTCCCGATTAACATGTCGGAAATTGGTTTACAGTATGGTCAGAATGACGTAATTGAAGAGTTCACCGTAACCTTTAACTACTCACATTATCTGACTGCATAATTCCATCCAACTAGGATAATTTAATGCAGATATTTGGTTATAAAATTGAAAAGTCTACGGCGTCACAAACTGAGAAATCGTTTGTGGCGCCAACGGACGATGGTGGTGTAGAAACTATCAGAGCCGGTGGCTACTATGGCACATACATCGATATCGATGGTACCGCAAATAATGAAATAGAATTAATTCGTAAGTACCGTGAGATTTCTATGATGGCAGATATCGATACTGCTATCGATGATATTGTAAACGATTCAATTGCAAATCTTGACGATGAAGCTCCAGTAAAAATTGACCTTGATGAAGTAGATTTGTCAAAGAACATTAAAAAAATGGTGCAAGCTGAATTTGAAACCCTTCTAATATGTTGGATTTCAATCTAAGAGCGCAAGATTACTTTAGACATTGGTACATTGACGGAAGATTGTTCTTCCATAAAGTTGTTGATACTGCAAATCTAAAGAAGGGTCTAGCAGACATTCGCTACATTGACCCAAGAAAAATTAAGAAGATGAGAGAGATCCTGAAAGAAAAGGATACAAAAACGGGTGTAGAGTTCATTAAAGAGATTAAAGAATATTTTATCTACAATGAACGCGGTCTAGTTCCAAACAAAACTTTCACGCCAGCCGCCTCTATCTCTTCTACCGCCGGTGCCACCATGCGCATCGAAAAAGATTCTATCTGCTTTGTTCCTTCTGGCTTGAAGGACATGGACAGAAACATGCCGTTATCTTTTTTGCACAAGGCTATTCGCCCAGCAAATCAGTTGCGTATGATGGAAAATGCAGCAGTCATCTATCGTATCACGAGAGCTCCAGAGCGCCGTGTATTCTACGTTGACGTTGGCAATCTTCCAAAGATTAAAGCCGAACAGTATCTCAAGGGTATCATGAACCAGTATCGTAACAAGGTTGTTTACGATTCTCAGACAGGCGAAATCCGTGACGATAAAAAGTTTATGTCAATGCTTGAAGATTTCTGGTTGCCTCGCCGCGAAGGTGGCAGAGGAACACAGATTGAAACTCTACCAGGTGGTCAAGGTCTAGGCGAAATGGGAGACATTGAATACTTCCAGCGCAAACTATATCAAGCGTTGAACGTTCCGATGTCAAGACTTGAACAGCAAACTGGCCTGAACTTTGGTCGTGCTGCCGAAATCAATAGAGACGAATGGAAGTTTACGAAGTTTATTTCTAAACTGCGCCGTCGTTTCACACTTCTATTTGATGATCTACTAAAGACACAACTTATTCTCAAAGGTATCATTACCGAGGCCGACTGGGAAAAGATGAGATATGATATCAAGTATGTTTTTGCAACGGATGCTTTCTATACAGAATCCAAAGAACAACAAATTCTACAATCTAGAGTTGAAATTCTTCAAGGTGTTGCACCGTTTATCGGCACAATGTATAGTAGAGAATATGTTCAAGATAAAATTCTTAAATTGTCAGACGACGAAATTGAAGAGATTAAGAAGCAAAATGATGCAAGTCCTCCTGAAGTTTCGCCGCCCGATTTTTCTTCACTAGAGGGTGAACCGCCAGCCGCGGATCAACAGCAAAACCAAGGACAAGATGATGGACAACAGTAACATTAGTGACTTAATAAATAACATTGAAAGCGGTACCTTTGCAGATGCCGAACAAGTTTTTAATGATATTATGGACCTTAAAGCAGGCGAACAGTTAGATCAAATGCGACAAGATATGGCAGCCGGAATTTATAACGACACGCCAGAAGATAATGATGTCGAAGATTTCGATCACTACGAAATCACCGACGAAAATGACCATGGCGATTTAGAAGAAATAGAGGACACCGATGAAGACCTATAAACAACTTCAAGAGCGCATCAACATGGCAAAAGCCAAGATGGGTGATGTTATCAAGGACTTCAAGGACTCCGATGCTCCTCAATTCAAGAGTAAGAGCGACGAGAAGCGCCGTCAGATGGCGATTGCAGCTAAGTTGTCCAACGAAGAAATTGAACAGACCGACGAAGGTTATCATGTAATGCGTAATGGTCAATCAATCAGTTATCATCAAGATAAAGAATCGGCTGACAAGCGGGCAAGCGCCTCTAATATGCGTGGCGGTTCTAATGCTACCGTTGTTAAAGATGAGCGCGGCGTTAAAGAAGAAGTCGAAACAATCGATGAAATCTCTTCTGATATGGCGAATCGTTACCTAAAAGGAAAGCACGAAAGAGATTATAATACTAGTGCAGATGGTAAATCCAGCTCGTTAAAGAAACCACAGTCTTTTGCCAAGATGAACAAAGACATGATGGGTTCTATGCGGGCGCTCAAAACAATTGAGAGGGCTAAGAAAGCCAACGAAGAAGTCGAACAGACTGACGAAGAACTAAAGGGCGACCAGCATAAGATTGACGCCAATAAGAATGGTAAAGTTGACGGACACGATTTTAAACTTCTTCGCGGTAAGAAGAAATAAGTAAAGGGAATAGTAAATGGCGACTAAAGCAATTCTAAAACTAACACAAGTTCATGGCGTGGTCAAAGTGCGCGGGACTGGGTCTGCCACTATTGCCCTTGCTACCGACCTAAAGAAGACATCTGAAACACAGTCTTCACCTAAAGCAAACATTCGCACACTTCACTGGGCATTGTCAGTGGGTTCTACAGCTACTATCACTAGAAATAGTGTAGTTCTGTATTATCTTTCTGGCTCAGGAAAGATGGAGTTTATGGGCTGGTCTGACAACGAAGAAAATGGTTCAGATATTGTAGTTGACTTTTCTTCTGGTACCGGTGCAGTAGTTCTAGAACTTGCCAAGGTTTCCGGTTATGGTCCACAACAACATCAAGATCAAGGAGACCTAGGCTAATGAAACTTATTACCGAAGTCAACGAACAAGTTCGTTATATCACGGAAGAAAAAGAAGGTAAGAAGACTCTCTATATCGAGGGTGTTTTCCTGCAGTCCAACATTAAAAATCGTAACGGCCGTATGTACCCAGGAGACATCATGGGTAAAGAAATCAACCGTTACATGAAGGAAGCAGTTGAGAACAATAGAGCCTTTGGTGAATTGGGACATCCAGATGGTCCATCAATCAATCTAGATAGAGTATCGCATATCATTACAGAACTTCGCCAAGATGGCGATAACTGGATTGGTAAAGCGAAACTAACAGAAACACCAATGGGCAATATCGCTCGTGGTCTAATTGAGTCTGGCGGTCAACTTGGCGTTTCGTCAAGAGGCCTCGGTACTTTGAAGGAAAACAGAGACGGCGTTCAAGTTGTGCAGGATGATTTTCATCTAGCAACAGCGGCTGATATCGTAGCTGACCCTTCAGCACCAGATGCCTTTGTTCGTGGTATCATGGAAAATAAAGAATGGGTAGTTGTGAATGGTGTTTGGACCGAACAGCATTGCGATATGTCCAAGAAGTATATTAAGAAAGCAAGTAAGAAACAACTCGAAGAAGCAAAGATTCAAGTCTTTGAACGTTTCTTGCGCCATCTTTCTTCAAAGTAATATTTTTATAAATAGAATATAAAAATCCATTTAGGAGACGCAAATGAGTGTAGAAAACAAAATCAGAGAGTTGCTAACTAAGAAGCAACTATCCGAGGAAGTTCTAGATGAGAAGGTTGCAGGTGATGCAACTAACCCTAAGCAGGGTTCTTCCGAAGACGCACCTGCTGCTGGCAA